TACTATTCTCACCAACACTCGGACCTCCTCCACCTACATCAGTCCAACCTGGATTTCCTTGTTGTGCATCTTGTTTGTAAATCTGTGCCATATCTTCAGTCGTGTTATAGACTAAAGTTCCAAACGCAGGTGTACCCAATGCATTGATAGCACTCTGGTTAAGTGGTGGCAAATTTAACTGTTCGGTAATACTCCACGCTTCAACTAAACCTCTGGTTGTTGATTGGATATTATTACCATTAATCTGGGTTGACATAAGTCCCCTCTACTATGACTATTTAGATAACCTGTTCTCTTATGTGAATAACCGACCCTGTTGCAGGTGGTGTACTTATAGAGAAATCAACTGCGTTACCTGATACCTGATAGTCAACACCAGGAATCTGTGCAACACCATTATTAAATACCAATACAGAGTAACTCGTGTGACCTGGTGAAATAGCAAAGGAAGTTGTAGATCCATTACCATTGTAGATAACACCGTTATTGTTATTAGCGATTCCAGTTGCAAGTGTATACTTATCAGCAGCACCATACCTACCAGTAACATCTAAGTTACCGTTAATGTAAGTATTACCTGCAATCTTCATCCTGTTGGATGCGTCAGGTGCCATACCAATACCATAATTTGTTACTCCACTGAACCTACGTGCAGTAATAGGAGAAGTATCTGTCAATCCAAATTTATACCAGATACCTGTATCATAAATCCATCCTAATGAGTCACCAGCTTGCCAATCAATGTTATAGATAATATCACCATCATTAAATGCTAATGACGAATCAATGTCTGGTTGACCTGTGCCATCATCTTCTGCAAGGAACGACTGCTTTAGTACGGTTCCATCATCGTTTGCATAAGTCAGTTTGATTGTCTGTATGTTCTCTTGTGCTGTTATTCTCTTCTGGAAAGTAACAGGACCTGAGAATACAGATTCTAACTGGTTGGATGCACCACCAATTACAGTCAACTTGTCCGTTAGAACAACTTCACTGAATGTTTGAATGGTAGTTCCTTCTTCACCAACAACGTTCAACTGTGCAATATCTTCATTGGTGATCTGACCAGTAATCGGGTTGATAACTTGGTTACCAACGTATAGTTCACCGTCAGAGTTAACACCAGAATAATATGCAACACCCGCAGATTCTTTAAGTGACTGTGACAGTCTGACCTGTATGGGTGATAACACTTCCACCTGTGTAGATGGGAATGCAGTTGAATAGTTACCAGGTCCGAAACCAAGATATTCAAACGTATGACCTGATGCTCTAAGAATAGAGTATCTTCGCAGTTCACATAACAAAGGAGCAACAGAGTTATCAGCGTTCAATTTAAGTGCAATCTTTCTTTCTTCTTCATCACCAAGTCTTGCTGTAACTACGATACTGTTCAATGTATTACTTGTAGTATTATATCCTAAGTTGTTCTCTTGCTCTAGTAAGAAGAACTGTGCAGTCTCTCTTGTAATAGAAAGTTTAGTATCTTCGTTTGCTTGAGGTTGTGCACCGTCAGTTGTGGTAACCTTACCAAGTATGTCATTGTCTGCAATGGATACCGCAGCAGCAGGGTCAGCAACTGGGTTGTCTCTATCAAATGTAGGATAAATGTCTACACTGTACTGTGAGAAAGCAAAGTCATTAAAGTTTGATGTGGATGGAGATACACTAGCATTAAGAATTGAAAGATAGTATATACCATCGGCAACACCTCGATCAAATGTCTGGAAGATTTCTACTTCATAGATGTAATATGTTTTATCGTATGCTGGTGAGTTTGTTTCTGATGATCTAGGTTGTACAACGAAACCAGTAATAGGTTCTCTAGGTATAGGGAAAGCATCCTTATCAAGAACATATCTAAATCTATAAATTCTATCCTTAAGGTCTCTTGCGTCAGGAATACGTCTGATGAATGATGTCGGTGTGAATCCTAAGTTCTGATACTGTGAGTTAGCAATTAGAGTTGTATATATGTCGTTCTGATTAGAGTCAACCTGTAAATACCAGTTAGACTGGTTAGGATCAAACTTTATAGGTGACTCATCTGAACCAGGTGATGTACCTGTAACTGTAGGTCCTGATGGATCTATCTTTGCAGTATGTGTGGTTGGTTGTTGTGCACCTGAAGCAATCAATAAGACGTTAATCTGGTCAGGTAATGTGGGCGAATCTCTACGAGCACCAACTGTATAACCTTGAATCTTCGAAGGAGGTTTAGCATTTTCATTTGTATATCCATAAAGGTATAGTTTTGTAGGGTCTGCTGCTGCACGTATCTTTGAGATATCAAATGTAACCCAGTTGATAGAAATCTCAGGGATGTCTTCAATACTCTTAGGTGGAATGATATGTGTTAACTGACCTGCTTTATCCTTGGTAAAGGATGCTGACTTAAATCCTGTTGATCTAAGTGAAGTGTTACCAAAGTTGGAGTTTGAGTTCGTGATTGAAAGGTCACCACCTGACTTACTAAAGAAGTGGTCACCGAATCCAACAGCGAACACCGAAACGACCTGAATGAATGCGTCGTTTGATGCAAAGATATGTCTGTGTCTCCATCCTTTACGATATTTACATAGTCCGTTAATGTGTGCACCTGAACCTGCTGCTTGTGCTTCATAGTTACCTGTTGATGGGTTATATAATACAAATGCTCTGTCGTCTTTCTGTAGTGAGATACCAGTGAACTGAGCAACAACCATAGATTTGAAACCAGTGGCGAGTGCTCCGTCTGCGTGCATACCGTTGATTCCCCATACACTTCTTAGTGAACAGTTGAATACGTATGGTGATGCTGAGTCAACCGTGTCAATCTCAACCTTAACCAGTACGTTAGATCCAATAGCATTACCTGACGGTTCTGCTGACATCTGATACGTGAACTGGTTACCTTGTGCTGACGTTACCAAGAAGGATCCATTATAGAGGTTAGAGTCAGTCTCAGTAGGACCAGTAACCCCAGAAATATTAACAGCGACACCCACTGAGAATCCGTGATTGCTTGGGTTGTCTTGGATATCAACTGTAAAAGCGGTTGCAGTTTGTCCATTTCTGATAATCTGAGAAACTCTAAATTCATCGGAGATCGGACCAACGATTCTGTTCTCTTCAACCCTTGCCTGTATTTGGTCTTGTGCAATGGTTCCAGAAGTATCAGGAATTGTAGCGTATGCCTTTGAAATCTTTTGATAGTATAAATCTAGGTCATCATTATTAGCGTACTCAAAACAAGTAATCTTATGGTGTGAGAAGTTAGGAGCAATACTATCAACAACATCAGGACGGTAGTAAACACCGTTGTTGTCACCGTCAAAAAATGACATCTGCCAGAAATAACAACCACCAGTAAGTCTGAAGATTGCAGACGTAGTAGGTTCGTTAGCAGATGTGATACCTAATGATGCTTGTAATGTAGGATATGGTACGTACTTCGGAATGATCTTAGTTCTTCTAAGGTCAGATCCAACAACAGAAACACCCCTTGGGCAGATAATACCACCGTTTACGGAGTTGAATTTGTATAGGATATTGTTAGGAGAAGTGAGATCAAAGTTTGTATTCTCGTCAAATGGTGTGATTTCAGTATATAAGTTAGTACCTGGTCTATTATCTAAAACATACTCTGAAGGATATAGGTAGATACTGAAAGCATCAAATTCGTCATTACTTAAACCAACACGATAAGAAAACCTAGACACTTCAAGAAATGCTCGTTGCAGTGTCTTAAATGGTCGTAGTGCTGAGTTTCCTCTATTATCATATGCATCAGATGCGTCAAAGTCGTCGGGGTTGACGTATATAATACGACCTGTCCTCGACGTGATAATATTCTTTAGACGGGTTAGTGCCATTTACCAGTATCCTCTTATATGTTATTTAGTTAATGTCAGGGATTAGGGAGCTGCTCCACCACCAGCACCACCACCGCCACCAGCACCACCAGCTGCTTCGTGTGTATACTGAATCGATGTATAATCACTTACTGTATTTTCAAATCCGTTAACTTGGAATGAAACATTAGCAGAGGATGCATATACAATTAAATGTGAGTTCGGACCTACAATAAGTCCTTTATGTTCATTAGTAGCATTCGCTCCTAGAGCATAATCATAGTAAATGTAGTCACCTGTTTCTAGATCAGTTGCAGCAGTAACAGAAGAGACTGTTGCATTTCCTCTGTCTGCACCTTGTACAGATGGTGTGTCATTGAATACATCTGATCCTGCAAACGCAGCAGATCCAGTACCTAATGTCACATACAAATCAGATCCTACCCATCTTGAAACGTGTCCGTACTTACCACCAGTTACAGTACCAACTGTTTGTGATGCAGTACCAATAGTGAATGTATCACCAGTGATCCACGTACCTTCAACATCGTATAGGAATATCTCTGTAAAGATAGGATCCTGAACAACCTGAAGACCACTTGAGTAATTGGTTACACCAACTGTAGATGGTACACCTTCAGCATAGTAATACAGTGGGTTAGGTGTGTTACTGGTTGGAATAATTTGAATAGTTCCATCAGTACCAGCAGTACCTGTCTTAGTAATACCAATAGTATATTCAGTACCTGGTACTGTTGCTCCAGTTCCTTCCTGTATATCTGAAAATCTTAGTGGTAGTCCTGTGTTAGATGAGTCTGCTTGATCGAACAGATAAGTACGATCAACATCAAATGTAAATTCAGAAGGAACGATCTCTTGTCCAGATACAGTTCCCCAAACAAATCCAGTAGTGAATAAAGCACTTGAAGTTGCAGTGAACTGTGTGTCAACAGTTGCGTTTGATGTACCACCTGTCAATGTCTCAGCAGTGTCAAACCATTGGAAATATCCTTGACTTGCTGCTTGAGTCATTGGAGTAACAGTAGATCCATCGTTGTGTGCTGCATCTGTTGTTCCCCATTGTCCACGAGTGACAGTAATGTCATTAGCAACAACATTAGTAGCAAGAAGAATTTCATTTCCAATCCTGAAATATTGTCCTGAAACAATTTGTGTACCATCAACAACAGGAACAGTTGTTGCACCTACTCCTAACTGTGCTCCACCAGTGTTTAAAGCTGTTGTAGTTGTTTGATCTTTATATAATGCGACGTTCTGACCTGCTCTATGAGGTCCTGCTGACGTTCCAAACAGTCCACGTGTGATTCCAACGTCTGCTCCACCTGTCGCACCAGAATAGAATGTTAGTGATGAAGTTGTCTGTAGAATCTCTGTAGCATAACCTGTAGGAGGTGTTTGATCTAGTACAAAGTAATGTGGATCTCCATTACCACTTACATCAGTTACTGCTGCACCATTAATAATTTTAATTGTTGATGCACCTGTAGTGATATCAGCAATCTCAATGTTCATAGAACCACCAGTTCCTGAACCCCTGAAGGTTGCAGTAAGACTAGAAGTTCCACCTGTAATGGTCTCTCCACCTTGGAATGTTCCAGTTTGTCCAGCAGCGTTAGTACCAACTGATGAATACGTCATTGTCTTCACATAGTTTGTGATAGTTCCTGTAGCGACAAAAGCATCAAGAATCTTCGCTTTCTTTGCTGTGTCACTAGAGGCAACTGCTAAACCAGGTGTTGCATTACTTCTCGTAATACCAGGTGCAATCTGTATTTTGTAGTTGGATATCGGGTTTCCCCTTTGAAACTTATATGTACTTGCATCCATCGTTAACTTTTGAGTATAGTCTTTGTGACCAACTCGGTATGTAGCTGCTGCGTTACCTCTTTCTGCAACGTGTAATACTGTACTCGCTGTCGTGTCTACGTTAGTCGAATACAATACGGATGCTGTCGTTGCTCCTGGAGATAATGCTGCTAGTCTTCCTGCTGTCATTTTTTAAAAACCTGCGAAGAAATGATTTGTAAGTCTTAGTCTGCCACCAAAGTCAGGAGCAGAAATTTCACCACCGAAACTAACACCCAAGGTGCCGACGTTTTCAGTAGATAGTAATGTTGCACTTGCGTTCGGGAAACTAATTGACTTAGTTCCTTCGATATTACTTAGGTCAAAATGAATCTGGTTCTGATCGTTTTCTTCATCAACCAGTTTCAATGATCTAATAGTTTTATTATCTATAACTTGTTGTGCAAGTTCGGTGACAAGTGTGTTGTTGTTTCCTAGTGATACATTCAATAACTGATGCGGAAATGCATAGCGTAGAATTGTAGCACCTGGTAACGCTGATAAGTCAAATAGAATACGTTTAGTAACGTCAGTTGCGTCTGCAAACCTAGCGTCAGCGTAATCTTTGTTCTTAAAGATTTGGGTTGCTTCTGTACCTGCTACTTCTAATGATTGGTCGGGGAATGTGACAATACGATCCGAAGTAACATCACCAGATTGGAATGTAACTTTAGGAGTAGGATTCTCTGGATCTCCCGATGCAATGTTTGAAATAGAGGGATTAATCAAGTTCTTATTACTGATATTTTGTTCAGTAATAGTATCGATGATAGTTGACTGTGATGCCGAAGTACCATAGTCAGGTAACCTGTATATGTGTGTAACAGGTGCTTCCCAAGAGTCAGTTTCAAATAGAGCAATCTTACCAGTGTTAGATGAACCAGTTATCTGGAAATTACCATCTTGAATAATAATAGTTTTATTACTTAAAGTCTGAGCAGTGTCATTACCTACAAGTGTTGTAGAAGTAAAACTTCCTGTACTTGGTAAAGCAAATGACCTGATCCCTGCACCAGTCGATACACCAGATATTTCAAACTTAGCTTTCTTATCTGGGTTTTGATCGTCTGCAAGGAAAAAGTTGGTGTCTTGGAACTCAGCAGGACCGTTAACAAGGAACTTTCCAGATCCCTGTGGTCTCATATCGATATTCACATTAGAAGATGTCGTGTCACCTGCGATTAATCGAATGGTAGCACTTCCATCTGCGTTGTCTTGCTTTTTATAGTACATCGATGATGTACCGAAAGCAATACCCAATTCATTATATGCGTCTTGGTAGAGACCTGTGTCCCTATCCAAATCAAAACATAGACCAGGCTGTGACTGACTACCTGCTCCTACACCTTTGAATATCTGATTGATCTTCGCTTTACGGTTAGGAATCAGGGGATCTGAAATAACAACAGGAAGAATTGCTTCTCCTGTCAGAACTCCATCTGCCAAAGTGTCTAATTGTGAAATTCTTTTTGTTCCCACTAACTCTGCACACTATTTGATACAGTTTTATTTATACCACTTTCAACCTTGGTATTAATAAGGGATTTCACCCTCACACAGTTCTTCCATTTCAAACAGGAGAGGATGACACTCTTCCATAATCAAATATTGTGAATTGTGGTACAAATCCTCCATCCTATACGTTATTTTATTCTCGCATTCCTCTATCAATTCTTGTGTAGGATTGTCAATCTCTTCAAATGTAAATGCTACTCCATTAATGAAGAATAATTTAACCAATCCTTGATTTTTGATGATGTAATAATCACTTGTTACTTTGTATTGCATTGTGTGAAAACGAAAGGACCTTTTTCTGACCCCCAGAGTGATTTCCCATTCCAATCCCAACCTCTATCATCTGTAGCAAACACTCCTGATCTATCAAGAGTTGCTTTAGTCCTTACAGTATAACCTTTTGGATGCTTCCAATTAGGATCGGAAACTGCTGTCCATCCGTGAGGAGTGGCAGTCCAAGTAGTATCTGCTGCATCATTTGTTTCTAAAATTATTGTATTATCTTTACCTTCGTATACTTTGTGTGTTCTCTCTCGATAAGGTTCTTTCGGATTGTAATCGTACCATTGTTTAGTTTTTAGAACACCGTCATCATAGTACCAAAGGTAATGCACATAAGCAAATGATGTAGGACTTGATTGGGCTTGTTTTATATTATGCCAGTGTCTCACTAGCACTTCAAGAAATTCATCCATAGATCTAAGTTATGTATGTTTAAAAACGAATGGACTTGGAATCTTCCCCCATAAAACTTCACCTTCTGGTGTAGTTCCTTTATCAAATGATGTATATGTTACTGAATCTAATGTTATTGTCGTCTCTATCTTAATTCCGTTTGCATTATATGAGTTAGGTGGTGTCAATCCTATAAGACCTGGTGATCCTTCATCGTCTGTCTTGAATACCAAATGCATTTTTGACTCACGAATATGCAGAATCATTTCGTCACCACAGTCTTCTAATGAATGAGTCCTTTGTCTATAGACTTCACCGTTCCAATCGTACCATTGCTTTGAATGTAACACTCCATTATCCATCCACCAATCATAGTGAACGTGGGCGAATTCATTTGGCCAGCATTGTGCCTGATGTAAGTTGTCCCATTTATGACAAATTAGATCAAGAAATGTCTTTGAAAGCACGATTAGTTTCCTCTCTTGCGAATGCTGCTACTTCGTGTTGATGAGGTAGGTTCACACCTGGCATAGGTGTAGGACCGTTATGATATGCTGCTGCTTTTTCTTGCTCACGCAATTCATCATCAACTAATTCTAGTGGTTTATTTGCCACAGGGGTGATCAGCACGTTACCCTCTGGGCATTCTACAACAAAAGGTGTACCTCTTGATGCTAATTTTAATGTAAATGCAATATTCTCTATTGCTTCTTCGTAATTAAGTCTGTTCATTTTTCAACAAAACATCTTTGTTCTTCTGGAATTGCTTCACAAAGAGAAGCAACAGTTTCTTGAAACCCTTCAGCACCTTCTTTATTCCAACTGAATCGAATCTTTTCAATGTTTCCATCATTAGATTGAAGGGACACTGAGCGTTGGGGGATGTTAATCCAGACATAATCTAACCAAAGTTCTTGGGATTCCATAAGAAGATCAAGGTAATCAAAAAGTATATAGTTTAACTCTTCGTTATCCATTGTTAAGAAGGATAAACAACGAAGTGTTTTAGACCTGTTCGTGCTTCAGCACGCATTACCGCTTCTTGCGGTGTTAGACAGTCGTTTACGTACTCGTAAAGTGGAACTGCACTATGAGGACGTTTAAGTTTGACTGTGTATTGTCGTCTGCTCATAAGAACCTCGTGTAAAAGAAGGAGGGAGGTTGGATTCCTGTATACCAACAAAAGATGGGCATTACTACAGAGTAAATACATCTTTGCCTGAGACCCGACTGGTAAGTCGATTCTGCTTTCGCAGCAGCACCACCTGTGTCTCATCACCTTAACCAGCAGTATGCCAGTAAGTTTATTCAGTCACTCCCAATGTGCTGATCAGGCACAAATATATTATATACTAATTTAATAGAATTGGCAACCCATAGAATTGGGCAGGACCTCCACCACAACCTGCGGTGAAAACTCCAGTACCAACGTTGTATGTTGCAACACCATTGGTCACGTTGTTCATAATCGCTCCACCTGCTGCGTTAACAAACTCACCGATACCACCTTTTGCAGTATTGACCATAGTCAAACGACCACCAGCACTACCATTGATGATGTCAACGATACCACCTGGTGTGGTTGATTCGATAATATTGATTTGTGCTGCTGGCATTGGACTGGTTCCAAGACCTGTACCATTGATTGATAGGGTCGGACCTTTAACAATATTAACCACACCTGTAATACCAGGTAACATATTCATAAGTGCTACGTTCTTATAGTGAACACTATTAATAAATTCAGTCTTCCAAGCACACTCGTTAATAAGTTCACCAGAAATAGTATTCAATAGACCTGTTGCTTTATTAGATATAGATCCTTGTGCATTTAATGCGATGTCTTGTACAGCGTTGAAAGTAACGTTAGGTGCTTGTAATTCATAGTTACCTTCATAGTTTACATTGTAGTCAGATGCGTATGTGATAGCACCTTTAGACTGCTGTACATCATCAGGATCATTTGATCCTTGAGATACAAATTTATTCTCAACACCACCAACTTCTATGTTGAAATCACCCATAACCTTAAGAGTGTAGTCACCTTCTACAGTGACAGTTTTATTTCCTTTGATAGTCTTACATTCATCACGACCAACAATTTTAGTATCGTTGCCAGGTTGGTTTCTGTGTTGGTTACCATCAGCAGTTGCGATAGTAGTTTGTCCACCTGCGTGTTGGATTAGTGTCTGTGCTTTATCCTTAGTATTACTTTGAACAGTAATTGCACCATTCATATGTGTAACTGTATGAGTGTCTTCAATACTCATACCTTGGAGCAACGTACTAAAGAAATCTCCCTTAGTTCCTTGCCATCCACTACCACCTGAGCTTGATGCACCTGTTTGTATTGTAAATTCTTGCTCTAGAAATTCTGGTACAGAACTACACGTACTCGTACCTAGCAGAGGTAACCAGAACTTTTGTTTTGGGGGTTTATATTTTCTACCACAATCTTTTTTACCAATTAGCATATCAAGTATGCCAAGAATTATTTTAACTAAGTTACCCCAATTTAGATTAGTGAAATCAAAGTTCATTAATTTATTGAATATCCCTGTCACCAAATCAAACTTACCCTTAATAGTATTGAGAGCAGCAAGACCTTTATTCATTACATCAGTAATCTTAGCAATTCCACCTTGGATCTTTGAAAGAACTCCGTTTACTGTGTCCTCTACCTTAGCAGCAAAACCACCGATAACTTTAGTAACTACGTTATCAGCAATAGATTCTGCAAATCCAGTGATATTACCAAGTGCACCTTGAATTACATTAAGTAGATACGATGCTTCGAACATACAAAACCTCTGTGTTATCGCTGAAGCGAATGATAACAGTTTGGTAAGTATACCCATAGGAATTGGTATAAGACCAAGAATAGCATCAACAACCTTCTCGATTGCTTGTGCCATAATGTTCTTCAGAGAACTCATAACACCACTAATCATATTGCTAGTGGCAGTTTTTATTCTCTCCAAGTTTGCTGTTAGAACATCGTTTCTTATCTTTTTACCTGTGATAATAGAAACGTAATTGTTCTTAGCATCTTTAGCGATACTACCTGACAGTTGTCCATATTCAGTCAGCATCCTCTTTAAGTCTGCTTCAAAACCTTCTCCTCTCGGACCTTGCAGACCGTTACCAACAGTTTGTGCTTCTGCTGGCACCTTGAATGGATTGGTGTATACATTACCTGGTGTGTCTTGTGCAAGTTGAGGAATAACTCCACGAGATTTTTCTTCTCCTCCACCCTCATCACCTGGTGTTGCATTAGGTAATACTGTAAAACTATTACCTTGATGAGCAACAGAACCTTCATAGTTCTTTGCCTGTGCTGGCATCTCATCATCAGTCTTTGCTTTAGTCGGATCAGCAATAGATGTTGCACCTGTTGCTACAGAAGTGTCTGGACTATCGTCTTCAGTATTTGGATCAGATATATTTCTGAAGTGTTGGAAGTTTCCTAACACGACAGGTAGTTGTGCTTCTTCTCCATCAAGGAAGAAACCAATCACCTGAGCACCGACCATTAGCTCAGTTTTTGATCCTGTATTCTTGATACCTGCCTGATCATTTGGTAGTAATACAACCGCCCACGGTAAATCATCGGTAGGAAGTTCTTGTGTGTATGCTTCTTTACGACCAGCACCAGTGTACCAACCGACAATACGAACACGTACTCTACCAATTTTCTGAGGATCAATGTTGTCTTCGACTTCTCCCACCCACCAGGTGAAACCATCGCGACCCATTACATCAGACTTACCTATAGCGTCAATCTTTAATACCATTTATCAAGCGTAAGATATCCATCCTGTTACTATATATTTATCCTCTTTAGGAGCAACTACTCCGTGATGAACGTGAGTCCAATCACACGGCCATAATAATGTGACACCTTTCTCTGGTTTAATTGCTAGATCTTGGTGTACCCATTGAGTCTCTCCACCCTCTTCGACTGTGTTTAGATATGTCATCCAAACCAAATGTCTAAACGATGTTGTCTTGTCAGATGAACAACGTTCAGTATGTGGTTGTGTAAATGCTTGTCCTGGTTTGTAATGCTGTATATTAAATGGTTCAATGATTTCCAATTGAGCCATAGATGCCCAAGGATATTGTTCCACATATAAAGTAATAGCACCTTGAACTGCATCTAGGTACTTGACAATCCTAGGATCCTTAATAAAGGAAGGGACTGCCATATCTGTAGATTCTTTAATTAACTTATTAGCACCGTGATTACTTTCACCAGGCACTTTATCTAAGTAATTACAATCATTCCAGAAATCGAGGACACCATCAACGATGTCCTCATCAACTTTGCCACCTGCGACAAAACTTTGTACTGCCATAATTTAGTTATTCCAATGTCTAATCACACCACTTACAATAAAGCAGTTAGTTACTAAGTATGTAGCGAATATAAACGTACGTATAATTGCGACCTTATTGTCATAACGTTTAGTTTTTTCATCACTAAATGAACCCAGAGTATATTTCCAGATTCGCCATAATCTTCTAATCGTCATACACTAAACATTCTGGCTCCTCTGGGTGCTGATCACACCACAGTTCTAGTGCGTTTGGATCGTGATGATCTCCTGCTTTGATCTCTTCCTTATGATGCTCTGCGTAATCTTCTAAGTCGTGCAGTTCTTCCTTTGCGTGCCTACGTGCAGCAGGGTTCATCGTTGGATCGTCAACGATCTTCTTGTCTTTCTCGATGTGTTGTTCTATTGATTCCATAAGAGTTAAGAAATAATACTGTCTTTGGATAAATTTAGTAGTGTTGTTATACCTTCTGGATTATATTTATGCCTGAGTCCTGTTATTAGATAGAGACCAGAGTAGATTGGATCTTCAACTGTTCTCTCTTCTTCTTTAGAACTTGCAGGAATATTTATTTGTATAA